GCCCTCTCTGATCGGTACACAGCGCTTACACTTTCGGAGCGTCACATAGCCCCGGTCACATAGTGCGGAGCCGGGCCGGGTAGGTCACGTAGTTCAATGTCCATTATTAGTCTCTCTCTCTCAACATATAGGCCGCGCTAGCTAATGCCGCCGCATAGAGCATGACTACAGCTACAGGGCCTAGCGCTTTCGTTAGGATCGACGCTACTAGAGCTAGTTCAGCTAATGACAATGTACCCACCGCCCGGCATGTCATCGTCGCTGTGTGTTGCGTCTAGCGTCACCTGGAGCAATGCTACGGCTTCACTGAACGTTAGTGCATGGCCGCGCTGTAGGTAGCTTATTGTAGCGGATAGCTGCTCTGCTGCCGCTGCTCTTGTGATTATGCTCGGAGTTGTCATGTCTAGCCCTCTCTGATCGGTACACAGCGCTTACACTTTCGGAGCGTCACATAGCCCCGGCTGGAGCGATAACGCCGCCGGGTGTACTTGTCGCCCGGTGCTATGCCCTCGCCGCATACCATACAGCTATAGGCAGCTGTAGCTGTGTGGATCGTGTAGAGCCGCCGCTTAGCTCTCTGTCTCGCCCTTGTCATGGTCACTACTTTCGCTGTCTGTAAATAAGCTCTTAGTCGGTAGCTCGTGATAGTCCGGCTCAGTCATTGGATCGCCAGGCTTATAGGCCGGTCGCCCCGCCAGAAAGTCCTTTAGGCTCCACTCTGGCACTCTGATCGACTTGCCTACGCGGATACTAAAGATTTTGCCTTCATTGATTAGAGTGCCGACAGTAGTTAGAGATACTTGAAGTATCTCTGTCAGTTCTTCTCTGGTGTATGTTTTTATGGTCATGCTTGCACGGTAGCACATAGCCCGGCCTACATGAAGATAGGCCGGGCTAATGTTGCTTAGCTAGCGTAGTCGCTTATTGACTTCCGCTCTTACGCGCTTATACGTAGCAGAGTCCACGCCTAGACTATTCTGCCTAGTCTTATGCCCGTTACCGTGCTTACCCTGGATAATTTCATTAGCCATAGTGCTAATGCTCTTATTCGTAGAGCCTGGAGCGCGTAGGCGGTTTAGTAGTGACGTATTCTGGGCCGCTGTACCCCGGTAGCCGCTAATGCCGTGACGCTTAGCTAGCCGCGCCCGGTTAGCGTAGCTGGAGTCTTGCCCTACACTTTTCAGATATTCCACGATAGACGGGCCGGTGTATGTGGACTTAGGCGCTGGAGTCGCTTTAGCTACCTTAGAGCTAGTCGCTGGAGCTTTGCCGCGCCCTTTTCGTCGCGGGTCGCTAGGATCGTTACCGCGCCGCTTATGCTCTGAGTTCACAGCTCGCACTAGCTCACCTAGCCGCCCCGCGTAACGTCCTGGGCACTGTGTCGGAGCTACCCTACCGTGGTCGGTGTATTGCATGGAGCCGCGCCGCTCCTCGATATTGGCACATAGCTGCACTAGCGTATTCCAGTCGCCCTTGCTCATCTCTGGTCTACATTCGATGTGGATAGCGTAGCCGTTAGCGCCGACAGCCGCCCATGCAGCGCGACTCTCTGCGACTAGGTTAGTGACACGGTTAGCGCTGCAAACATAGTGAGCGCTGGAGCCTGTGTTAGACGTTCCCCCCGCTTTACCTCTCAGCCATGCCACAACGTTTGAATGACGTTGCCCGTCGATCCCCCAATGATGAATACAGATATGGGTAATTTTTCCGCTATAGTCTTTGAAGTTTGATCTATCGCTATGGTTTGAGCTAGGTCGGACCTCATATTTATAGGCTAATGCTGCCATGATTCCCCCTCGTCGTTGCCGCTTGCAGCTTCCCAGCCTTCATCTAGGCCACGTGAGTATTCTTCCGCCTGGAGTACCTGAGCTTGTTTCTCTAGCTCTGTTTTTTCTAGCTCTGCGCTATGGTTATCCTCTAGAGCTACCCACGGGACAAGGATAGCGCCGATTAGCGTGGCCCAGAGCGCCGCTGTTTGCTCTGTGATAATGCCCGCCGCCGTGATAATCGGCAGGGTAGCTAGTGCTATGCCGTGTAGATATTTCCGCCCGCGCCGGGTGAGTCTCCAGCGCGGTTTACCGCGCTTGCCGCTGGTAATTTTCTCCAACAATCCGCCTCCTTGTCTCTCTAGGTGCGATTCGGTTAGGACTCGCGCCGTAGTCTGATTTGATAGTGGTGGTCACGCCCGTTGCGCTGGAATACTTGCACTAGACCTAGAGTTCGGTAGCTTTGCCCTCTCCAGTCCACTCGGGTAACGCTTTCGCCGTCCACTTTTCCCGCTGGAATGAGAACTATAAGCTCGTCCACTGTAATAGTCCCTACCGCTAGGTCGGACTCTACGCGCTCTTCAAATGTGCGATACTTGACAGCCGCCGGTAGGGTCACAGCTTGCCCGCCGATACTAGTCCAGACTTGTACCTTGTCTCTCAGTCTCACTAGGCCCACCGCTTCCGATAATTATTCAGTACAGCTTGTTCCATTAGCGTCCAGCCGGTTAGGTATTGTGGCCGCTCGGTGTAGTCGCCCGCTTGGTAGTAGGTTACTTGTTCAGGGTTATAGGTCAGTTTCGCTGTGGCCGCGACAATGACGTTAGATAGCTGTCGATTCGGTTCGCCCGTCGCGCTAAAGCCGTTGCCACGCGTGTAGCCGTAGACATAGCTCTCGATGATTTCCACGTGGTGAGTCGCTAGCGCTATTGTTTGCGGGTCGCCCTCTAGGTCTAGTAGCTTAGCGACTCGCTCGGCTAGCGCTTTATGGTGCTCTGTGCTCGGCTCCGGTTCCTCTGGCTCCGGTTCCTCTGGCTCCGGTTCCTCTGGCTCCGGTTGGGACTGAACTACTAGCTCAGCGCCTAATATGCCCATATCGTTCGGCCATGCTGGTGACCAGGTATTGGCCAGAGCGACATAGACGTAGCTACCCTCTGGTGGTATTTCCTCTATGGTTGCGGTTAGCTCAAACTCTAGTGTTTCGCCCTTAGAGCCGGTCGCTCTGTCTAGCTCTATGCTGCCTGGAGGGATATCTAGCCGCCCGCCCCAAACACGCGCCGCCCCGTTGCCAATTAGTAGCGCGATATCGACGCTGCCCGGTAACGTTGGGCCGTCCGAGGTTATGACTTGCCCGCTAAAGCGGATCACGTCACCTACCGCCGCTTCATACTGAAAGCTATCCGGTGCTGGTTCGCCGCCCTCTATCTTATAGAGCGCTGTCATTAGGCTCGCTGTATGCGCCAGGTTGATGAATGGAACGTTCGCAAATACTTTAGCTGTGTCGGGGTCGCTGTATACTTTCCGCGCAAACTGCCTACCACTGAACACTATTTCAGTGTTTTCTAGCTCTAACTTTGTCTCTAATTCCGTCATGCTGTCCCCTTGCATAAAAATAGCCCCGCCCTAGTTTCCAGCTAGAGCGGGGCCGCGTGCATATACCCTCTAAGGTTTAGCTAGAGACTTTCTCTATCCAACCTGATCGGCCTATGCCTAGGCCGATATAGTAAACTTTACCATAGCGCGGTCATCTTGCAGCCCTGCGTCATAGCGTGCCACGACTCTAACGGCTTGTTGATCGTAGTCAGCATAGCGCTCTGTCAGTAGCTTGACAGATGGAGCTAGATCACGTGCTACAGCGACACTCTGCATATCCACTAATGCAGCGTTGCCCTCTGGAATATAGTTCGACACGGCCAGAGTCGCGCCTAGCGCTGGCACGACAATGCCGCCGGTAGACATGTCAGGCTGGAGCAAATAGCGCCCGTCTGCGTCTTTCAGCTTCCGTAGCGTCATGTAGTCATCGGAGCGGATGAACAGACGTAGCCCGTCAGTGTGGCCAAATTCCCCTAGGAATACGCCGTAACCGTCCATAATAACGTCCAAGTCCAGTGCTGGAGCTTCGATAGTTTCCACGTCAGGCCATGCAAACATACCTAGCGGAGTAGTTACGCCGTCGCCCCGGTCGGATAAAAACTGTGAGTCGAACGCGTCAGCTACGTCACGTACTAAGCGATTTTGTAGAGCTTGCTCCAGCGACACAATCGACTGTCGCGCTAGCTCATTACTGAAGCGGGTAATGGTCTTGATACTTTTCATAGTATCGGGTAGCAGCTCTAGCTCGTCCGCCTCGGGATCAACCTCGTTGATCTGCTCGTTTTCGCCATGCCAGTTATTCGCTAGAATTTCGTTAGTTGTTTTAGCGAACCCTTTAGGCACTCTAACTTTGGAGCCGTCTGTGTCGTAGAACGTTGGCCCAGCCGCTAGGAACGTACTGAACCCGGTAAGCGGTTCAGTGAGCATAGTCGCTACTTGCTCGCTGGTCAGCTCTGTGGAGTTTTGTGTATCTACAGCCATAATAGGCACAACCTCTCTAGGTCTTGATTTATCTCTGGCACTAAGCTACCGGGGTAGGTATATTAGTTGATTCGGTCAATGCCTAGAGCCTTGGTCACGCCTATCATGGCTCTAGGCATAGCCTAGCATAGCGCTAGGTGTTTTGCTTCATCATGCCTAGTAGACTAACGCCGCCGCCGCCGTCGTCCTGTCTGGAGTGTTGGCCGATATTTCCATAAGCCCGGCGCTTTCGGAGGTATGGTTTGCTCTCTAGTAGCTGCTCTACGTGATCGACTAGGGCCGCTTCATCGTCCAATAGCGCGGGGTCATACGGCACAGCTTCAGGGTCCACTACTAGATCTAGCCGCTGTAGCCGCTCTTGGAATAGCTGTCTCTGGAGGTTCGCCCGGTCGCGCTCCGCTTCCTTTGCCCTGAGTCGATATCCAGCCGATTTAGAACGTAGTCTCTCCACATAGTCGCGGTCGAACGTCTGTCGTAGCTCGTCACCGTCGCCGCCCTCGTCGCCCTGGTCGTCGTCGTGCTGCTCGTCGTGCTGCTCGTCGTGCTGCTCGTCGTGCTGCTCGTCGTGCTGTGTTTCACGTGAAACATTATCGCCCGGCGTAGGTGGTGTCTCTGGTGTTGGTGGAGTTTCCTCTGTCATATATCTACACGTTCCCCTCTAATGGTTACTGTTACCCGCCGATTCTCTCTAGTCGCCAACATAGCGCGATACAGCTCGGAGCGCTCCTTAGCTTCCTCGCGCCGCCGTTGCTGTCTAGCGTTATATGTCTCTTGGATATGCTGAGTCCAAACGGGTACTTTCTGGCATAGACAGCCCTTATGATACTGCAACGGGTGATCTTTTGCCCATATACGCCCGTCGCGCCACCACCATCGACACAACTGGCAAGCGTCGTCATTCATGCCCCGCGTCCAGCCCTCTACAAGCGGGTCGGCTTGTAGCCCGCTGTCATAGCCGCTTTGGACTTCGGCTATTGGCGCTGTAGTGCCTAGCCGCTCTAGCCGCATAGTGATCTGTTCTTGCTCGCCGTCCAGTATTGTATCTATGGCCCGCGCTAGCCGGGTCTGTGTCGTGAGCGGGGCCGGTAGATTCTCTAGCGCCCTCGCTGGGTCTAATTCTCGCCCGGTCACGGTCGCCGCTAGTGTCTCATAGGACAGCCGCCCGTAAGCTCCGCTCTGTGTGTTGATGTGCTGGAGTAGAGCGCTAGCCGTGTCTTTATAGGTCGCCCGGTCGATTAGCCCGCTTTGATATAGCGCGTAAGCGTCAAGTAGCGCCGCCCGCCCTTGTCTGCCTAAGCGCTCTAGCATATCTTCGTAACGCATACCTGTCGCGGCCATGATCTACCCTTGCCCGTTCGGAGTAGTGGCAATATCGCCCCGGCCTAGATTCACGTTTGCTAGTAAATTCTCACTATTGGCCGCGCTAACAATATCCGGTATGTCCTCCGGACTGTAGCCCAGCGGGTCACTGAGCAACGTGGACAAGGGTAGCCCTATGTCCCTGAGTTTTCCTGCCGCGTCAGCCGCTTGCGCTGGAGTCTTGATCTCTGGGTTATCCCACTCTGTGACGCGTGCATAGTCGTCGGGGTGTCCATTGTGTTTTACGGCCAGTAGTAGCGCCGCGACTTTGCTCCACGGTCCATCTAGGTAGCGCATTTCTGTTCTAGCGGTCATCACTAGCTGTGTCTCTGCCGCTCTTACGCCCTCTGCGCTAGGTGGCTGATCGCCGTGCAGCCCTAGGTAATGCGCGGGTAGCCCGGTCAGAGCGCCTATCTGTTGCGTTAGGGTAGCGATTAGCGCGACTTGCCCCTCTGGAGTCGTGCCCTGGAGTTGTCCAAACTTTGTGTCGGGGTCTTCCGATTGTAGGAAACGCCGGGGTCCAAATGGGTCGATCGGTTCGCCGTCCTCATTTTCTACAATTTCTAGCCCGGTTGCCCATCGCCGTGTCTTAGCGGAGTATTCGCTAGTTACCATAGCGTCGCCTAGGACTTTGGCTAGAGCGTCGGTTAGCTCCAGTATGTCAGAGACAGCGCTAACGCCGTGAATATCTAGGCTTGACTGTCTGCGCTTGAATGGAACGATTGGCACAGCGCCTAGCGGGTTGTCCTGTGTCTCTGTTACGTTCCATTCTGTCGTCGCGGTTAGCTCTGTACCTGCTAGGACTTCCGCGCTGTAATGGGTCACTGTCTCTGGAGTGAACTCTACCGCTTTCGCTGTGTCGCCCTCTCTCCAGACACGCGCCCCGCTACGCGCTACGCCGGTCGCGGGGTCAGTATCGACGCTAGCGGTCGCGCCCGTATCGGTAATGAGTACGGGTTGCGCTCCATCTTCGGTATTCCAGACAGTTGCATAGCTCGCACCGAATAGAGCGCGGTCGATGTGTAGCGTTTCAGCTTTCGCGGGTAGGTCGATTAGCTGGGATAGCTCTAGTAGCTCTCTGTCGATCCCATTATCGCCCGGTTTAGTCCACCCTCTAAGCGTTAGCCGCTCTACCAGTGACGTGACAGCTAGCCGGATAAAGTTCACGCTTACCCGCGCTATCTTATTTTCTAGCGCTTCCCTAGATTCTTTAGACAGCCATGCAGCCGGGCTATCATTGGTCCAATGCTGCCGATATACCCGGTTCGCTTTAGCCCGGTTATCCATAATTTCGACGTGTCTCTGTATGCTGGTTTGTTTCACGTGAAACGCCCTTCTCTAGAATGCGACGACGCGCCGCCGTTTTGGTGGGTTCGCTAGGTGCCACGCCGCCCGGTCATAGGCAACTATTGCAGCTACCGCGCTGTCAATCTTACGGTTACTATTCCGCTTATCTTTACTAATCAAGTCACCCATAGCTGTCGATTTAGCGACAGCGTTAGACATGTGCTCCGACAATACCGGGTCGCCGTCATGTGACAGCTCTCCAGTCATAATAGCCGCGTAGACTCGATCTGTCGCTGGAGCCATTCGCCCTCTGTGGGCTGTGTTCCATTCGACTACTACGCCCTCATATTTTTCGCTCCATTCTTCCAGTTCGGAGCGCCAGCCCCAGGGGTCAGCTGCTAGCTCTCTCACGTCCCATTTAGTCATAGCTTGGTCGATCATGTCAGCTACTTCGCCGCGTGGCACTCTCCAGCGTGGGTCATCGTCTGGAGCTTGCCAGATAGCTACTGTGAACACATAGCCGTCTAACGTGCAGCCAATGAGCGCGGTAGAGTCACCACTAGCGGAGCCGTCGAAGGCTAAGCACACTGTCTCACCCTCTACTGGCTCGCCGCGCTCTGGATCGGCCAATTTATCCCACGCGCCCCACGGTAGCCAGCTCTGAGCTTGTCCTACCCATTGCCCTAACCTGTACCGCCTGAATGGAGCTTCACGGGTCGTCATCAGGGTGGCCGCTAGCGCGTCCTCATGTAGGAAGTCACCTAGCGCCGGGTTAGCTATTTTCCACGCCTTACGGTCACTAATTTCGCAACCCTCGGGAGCCATGTGTTCTATCAACTTAAAGAGCTTATCGTCGGGATTCTTTCGCCCATATTCGACAAGCCGCCACATGACCGACTCTGTATTATCCGCCGGGGTCGATATCGCTAGCGTTAGCGACTCTGGCCGCTTACCGGCTGCTAGTGAGACAGCTTCCCATACTTTATCGGTCACAACGTGAAGCTCGTCCACGATCATTAGCGTTGGGTCATAACCTTGCAGCGCGTTAGGCTCCGCCGGTAGAGGTCGTAGCTCGCTCGCTGTGTTCGGGACGTAGATACGATCTTGGAATATTTGGACGCGACTCTTTAGCTCAGAATTTAGCTCGATCATACGTTTCGCCGCGTTGAATACTATTCGCGCTTGACGTTCATCACTCGCAACGATTAGGACTTGAGCGCCCTCTATGTCATCGGCAAATAGGCCATACAGAGCGAACACAGCCGCTAGGGTAGATTTTCCGTTACCGCGTGGCATAGAGACAAGCCCTTGTCGCGGCCTACGCCCGGTTGCTGGATACATGGCACGCGCTATGTCTTGCTGCCACTTTCGGAGCTTCATAGGCTCCAGCGCTCCAGTACCTTTAGGCACTCTCAGGAAGTACTCAGCGAATTTAGCGATTCGCCGGTAATCACGCTTAGCGGGTAGCGCCGATAGGTCTAATTTACGCGGATCAACCGCCGATTTCGGCCCTGCTTTCATGCCTGTCGTCACTCTCTATTTTCACCCTTTAATGTATACATGTCATTGTTTAGAGCCTATTCGGGCCTATTTCGTTGCTTTCGGTTCTATTTGATACATGAATGGCCTAGGTGTAACTGAAACTTTGCCATCACCCCGGGGTCCTTAGAACGGTCGGAGTGGGTCTAGTCCCCAGGATCTAATCGTCGGTCAGGAAGTCGCGCCGCGCTAATCTTTCCGCGTCTACAATCAATCGCCGGTCGGATATGTCATCGCCTCTCGCTTGCCCTCGCTCGGAGTTACAGACTCTGCAAACTACGTCAATGTCTTGGAGTCGTATCGTTTTCCCTTGCTCCTTACGCTTCCACGCTTCCACTGTGTGATCTGCTGTCAGGTCATGCTCGCTACCGCAATCGGTGCAGAATGGTTGGAGTCGTCGCGCCCGTTTACTAAGTCTTGTCCACTGTGCGTCATAACCTCTAGCCGTCGCGCTTGTCCGGTCGCTGTAGTCTCTAGGAGGTTTACAGTCATCACAATAAGCGCTCTCTCTGTACCGTTCAAACACTATGCCACATGTAGGACAGACACTCTTTAGCCGCCCCATATCTTTTACTAGCCCCCCTCTATCTTTTGCACCCCCTCTCTCTGGAGCGCTGTCTTACTCTGTAGCTTAGCGTATCGCTGTAGCTGGAGCTGTAGCCGTGTAGCGCTGTGGGTAGCTATCCGCTGTAGCTTAGCGTAGCCCCTTGCTAACTTGGGAGGGAGGGAGGGAGACAGGGAGGGAGACAGATTAGCCCCCCCTGCACTGTCTTGGGACAATGTGGGGGGAGCTATCTAAGACTAACTCGGTCGGTCGGTCGGTCGCGGTCGGTCGCGTCATAGCACAGCTTTCGCTGTCAGGAACGGGATATTCACGCGGGCAACAGTTACCACTCTGTCGGTTTCGCTAGCCCGGTTCTGCCTTGACCTAGCGCCCTACGTGATCGGGATGGGCTGTGGTACTTTAGGAGCGCCCGCCCCCCTAGCCTATGCTTTACCCTGGATCGACTCTCCAGCGGGCCGGTGTATCGCCCCGGCCTAGCGTCAAGGGCTACCCCTTGCTGTGTTATTCGGTTATCGGTATAGCTAGACTGTATCACACGTTACGCTGTGTAGCCAAATGGATATAGTCTGATATAGGCACAGCGGCCCTTGCCGCTCTGGAGCGGGTAGAGTGATCGCCGCTTATCGGCCAGTTACAGCGTCCACTCTTATGGTCGCCCTGTGCCATAGCTACCGTCACATAGTGCGGAGCCGGGCCGGGTAGGTCACGTAGTTCAATGTCCATTATTA